AATAAACAACATAGTCAGCAGGCGTCCAGTATCCAGTCGCAACATAATCCTGCCAAGCTGTAGTCGTTGATCTGTTTGTACTGCGAACGGTACTGGTATTCCATATTGTCGTAGTAGAGCGATTTGTCGCAGTGAGGAACGTGGTCGTGTAGTTGGTGTTCGTTGACCTGTTCGTGTTTCTATTGGTGTTAGTATTGAACACCGTTGTTGTGTTGCGATTAGTAGAAGTCAGCCAAGTAGTCGTGTAATTGGTGTTTGTGCTTCGGTTGGTGTTTCTGTTTGTATTTGTGCCAAATACGGTGTTGGTTGTACGGTTTGTAGCTGTAAGGAATACCGTATCATAGTTCGTATTTGTAGCACGGTTGGTATTGCGATACGTGTTCGTATTCCAGATAGTCGTTGTATCTCTGTTGGTATTGGTTAGGAACGTAGTTGTGTAGTTGGTGTTCGTGTTCCACGTTGTAGTCGTGTTGAATACAGTATTCGTAGTTTTATTCGTGTTTCTGTACGTTGTCGTATTGAATACAGTCGTCGTGTCACGGTTTGTATTCGTGTTGAACGTAGTAGTGTAGTTAGTGTTCGTGTTCCAAACAGTCGTGGTGTTGAATACCGTATTAGTTGAGCGGTTGGTATTACGGTTTGTAGAGGTAGCCCAAGCGGTGTTTGTCAGCCTACTGGTAGCCGTAACAAATACAGTGTCATAGTTCGTATTGGTAGAACGGTTCGTGTTGCGGTATGTATTTGTAGTCCATACGGTATTAGTCAAACGGTTGGTAGCCGTTAGGAACGTTGTACCGAATACAGTATTTGTCACTCGGTTCGTGTTGGTGTTGAACGTTGTGGTGTAGTTTGTATTCGTATTCCAAGTCGTGTTGGTGTTGAAAACAGTTGTTGTTGACTTGTTGGTATTGCGATTCGTTGCTGTTGCGAACGCTGTATTAGTGGTTCTGTTCGTAGCCGTTAAGAATACTGTGTCGTAATTGGTATTTGTAGATCGGTTTGTGTTCCTATTAGTGTTGGTATTCCATGCTGTGTTTGTTACGCGGCTAGTCGCTGTAAGGAATACAGTATCGTAATTAGTATTCGTAGAACGGTTGGTGTTTTTATTGGTGTTAGTAGACCAAACAGTGTTAGTCACTCGGTTGGTTGCTGTCAGGAATACCGTATCATAATTGGTGTTTGTAGATTTATTGGTATTGCGGTTCGTACCAGTAGCGAAAGCCGTGTTAGTGATTCGGCTAGTCGCTGTATTCCAAGTCGTAGAGAACTGTGTATTGGTAAGAACGTTGGTGTTTCGTGAAGTACCAGTAATCCAAGCCGTGTTTGTGTTGCGGTTTGTGATCGTATTGAATGCCGTGGTGTAAATAGTGTTCGTATTTACATTAGTATTTCGTGATGTACTGGTCGCCCAAACAGTATTAGTTAGGCGATTTGTAGATGTGAGAAAATCAGTAACCCATTCTGTATTAGTGAGTCGCTGCGTAGCAGTGTTTCTGTCGGTAATAAACTCTGTTATCCAACGCTTGATTTCCCACATCCACATAGTTTATCACCCAAAGCTGCCGATATAATTGATAAGGACGGTACTAGCATCCACTATGAAGTAGTTTACAGCACTGATAGAGTTAGCGGCAGTCTCTTGGACAATTGTTTCTGCTCTAGGTGTTTTAAACTGCGAAGGCCAGGTGATAGTTCTACCGCCTGTAGCATCTTGCTTGAATACTATCGTACCAGTTGCGCCTACGTTTCCAGCGATGTTCGATAGTGAAATTGTAGTATTGCCAACAAGTGTGATAATAAAGTTATGGTTGTCGAAGTCCACTGTTGTCGTAGTAGTGGAGTTCTTCACTTCTGTGTTCTTACGCTGAGTATCACTATATACAGCGTAATAATTCTCATCTAGGTTGGTTGACCTGACAAAGATTGTCCCATTGTTTGCAGAGCTAATAACGAAAGCAACAGGTAGTGCAATATCTGGGGCGGTTGCAGTAAGAGCGCCAGCGGTTGAGGCGCTAGGGTATACAACATCCCCTTCACTGAACGCTGTTGTATTGATGCCTCTGACCTTGCCGAACTGCGCTATCTTGCCGTCAGTGTCGTTTGCAATATCCTCAGTTGCTATACCTAGGAAATACTTAACAGGGATTGAGCCATCGGCTATGAACTTACCAACTGTGATGCGACCTGAAGCACCTAGTGTTCCAGTAGCATAAACAGCTTCGCCATTATTAATGGTAGCGCCTGAGTTGTTACGAACATGGTAGTGAACCTCTTGCCCCATCTGTAGGGTCGCACCGTCTAGGATAACGTCTAGCGTCTCTTCATCAGTGTTCCAAGAGATAGTGCCTTGAGTACCTGTACCGCCTGTTAGCTGCACAGAAGCAAAAGCTACGTCGTCGGTAGTGTTTAGCGATTGGTCGTAGGCTTCAAGGTTAGAAAGAAGTGTGTCTACTTCTGACTGAGTGTACTTGTCTAAATCGCTGATCTGCGATTCAGTGATAGATAGCGCAGCTTGGTGCTGCGTAACGTCAGATTCGCTAACCGACTCTAGCTTGTCGTTATTTAGGTTAGTAAAGTTCTGATCGACTTCGGAATTAGTAAGAGGCGAGCCTTTGCCCGCCCTAGTGGTAATGGTAGACATAGGGTCGCCTCAAACTAGGTTATTACGCTGCGGTTAGTGTTACAGTCCAAGTAATTTGGAGGGTATCGTCAGCCGCTTTGTTAACAACGTCGAATACTGTACGGCAAAGCATATCGCCGCCAGAGGCGCCGTTTAGGATGCCCGCTTCTGTTACTGCGCCTGTACCTGTACCAGCATTGAAAGTAGCTACGTAAGCTACTGCGTTAGACGTCACAGTAGTAGAAGTAAGCGCTACACGACCTAGCTCGCCGCCTAGTGCAGTGTCACCAGCTGCAGCAGCGGTAGTGCCAGAGCCTACAGCCATGTGAGACATAGCGGTAGCTGTACCGTCTTTCATGCGAGAAGCGATGTAATCCAAACCAGCGTTAACCACTAGGTTGCGGATTTCCTGCTCAGCTTTAATGTTACCGTTTGCGTCGCGAAGAACCATAGCTACGCGACCTTGTAATTTCAGATTATCGTTAATCATTTAAAATACTCCTGAGTATCCGACGAAATCTTCTGCAAAATAGTCAAAGTCGCTGTAACCCTGACCTCGATAAGAGCCAGTCGAAGCCGCGTTAGCCGAATCACTAGCAATCTTAATAGGTGATTTTACTGTGTTATCGCTCGCAGCGCCACTGTCAGCCCTAGCTGTAACTACACTTAATACCCTAAGTTCTGTAGCGCTAGCCGAATCTGTTAAAGGTTTACCACTTACTCTACTTAAAGTTTCATGGGCTAGCGGAGATTCGTATATGTTTTTACTTAAAACATAGTTAACCACTTCGGCTGCTTTGGTAGTATCAGCAGTAATTTTACCGACTGTATTACTAATAGTGTCATTAACAGCCGATGCGTCTGTGAGTACTTTAACTAGAGTATACGCTATAATCTCAGCCACTCCGCCGGACTCGTAAAGCACTTTATCGCTACCTAGAATTACGTCATCAGTAGTTGTCGTAGACTCGTTAAAGGTACGTAAAAACGCGACTACCCGGCTAAAAGTTTCTGACACGAAACTTATTTCCGATCTAACTTTGTGGAAGTGTATTTCTTGATCGTCTAGTGGTGTAGCTTGGCCATCCAAATCGTCTGTAGCGTAGGTAACGTCGTTGAGTACTTTCTCTACAGCTAAAGATAATGTCTCCGAAAAGATAGGAGCTTCAGCTAACACTTTACCTAAAAGTAGTATGTCGTTATCTGTAGCACCTGGTAGATCGGCTAAAGACTTAACAAACTCTAACGCTAGTTGATCTGTAACGTCTGATGCGTCTGCCAGTACTTTATTAAACGCGAACACAGCTTCATCTAATGCTGTGCTGTTGTCAGAAAGACTCTTAAAGAACTCTAGCGCTATAGTATCTAAGGTAGCTGATTCGTCTGTAAGCTCTACGAATTTAACATACAAACCTAACGCTATAGCAATTTGTATAGGGTTATAAGTAATGTCGGCTCTAAGGCCAAGTTTTTCTATACCGGCCTTTAGCGCATCGTGTATTACAGATGATATTCTCACGCTATATCATCTCGAATCTGTAACTGAATAAGATCGTAAACAGTCTCTCTATACAAGCTTGCTACTACTTCTATCTCAGCGTTATATGACCCGTCATCAATATCCAAGTCACCTTGACCCCAAGCTATAGTAAACTTACCAGCTTCAGCGTCTGTAATGATAGCTTGTTTACTCATAGTTAACGAATTAGAGTTTGCCGGTTTAACGTGTAGATAAACCGTGGCATCAGTTAGGTCAACAACCTCACCGCTCTCGCGTGTTAGCGTCACACGGATTTGAGGTGATGTATCACCTCTTACGAATTTATAAATAGTTGCCATTATCAACCTCGTAATTACGGCTTGGTCGGCCAATTAACATTATATGGGAATCCTGATTGGGCTGGGATGTCCCTCAACTCCTGTCGGTATTGCGCCCACGATTGCTTAATTGTATCAGGAACATCCGGCAATTGCGTCCAGTCTGTCTCTAATAATAACTCATCGCGCTTATCCCTAACCCTGTATGATTCTGCAATGCGCTCAGATTCATCTTTGTTGAACGCTAGGTCGATCATTACCGCTAGTGCGGCCTCATCAACAAGCGAAGTCAAAAGATCTACGTAGAACGACTCTGGATTACTAGGGTCGTATTCAGGGGCAACGACACCATACCTAGGGTCTATGGTTCGACTTTTAGCAGCTAGGGGTGAAAATGTAGCTCTTCCGTTATGCGTAGCTGTACCGCGAGCATCTGTACAAGTTGCTATATACGACACACCAGCTACGTATGCTACATCTTCTGATAGGCTTCCTAGATGAACCTTTGTTATCTCATATGTATAAGCCATCATTAAGCCCCACTAGCACCAAATTTAATAAATCGAGCCTCTACTGAACCCAAATAATCAGGGCCACTATCGCCTTGAGCATATACGAACAGGCCAATAGTACCAGTACCATCAAACGAGAACGCAAAAGGTATATTCTGCGTATCTGAGGAGCTATAAAAGCGGTCTACGTGACCCTCTAGCTGGACAGTATATTGAGATTCATAGATAAGCGTATCTGAGGTAGAAGTTCCGTTTCGGAGTCTGAACTTCATAGATTTTACATGGTTAGTGCCACCAACAACTCGCAAGAACCCGTTATAGAAGCCTGCGCCATCGCCTATCTCAATTACGAAATACTCTGCAAATGTGTTTG